ATCTGCCATTTTGTGTACTTGTTTGATTTGGTCTTTAGTTAAGTCTGTATCTTCTTTTTTGTCTTTACCTTTTTCTTTATATCCGTTTGCAAACGCAGCTTTTCTTTGTGCGTCTGAAGCGAAGCCTTCATCTACAGATTTCTTTTTTGTTTCAGCTTTTTCTTTATCTCTTAATATCTTATGTGCAATACCAACTTGGAGAGGAACTTCACCTGTATCAGGATTTGGTTCAGGTTTGATTGCCTTATTCTTTTCGTTTTCTAATTTTGTTTTCAACATATGTATTTGGTCTTTTAAACCATCAATTGTATCTTTAGTCTTTTCTTTATTATCTTCTTCTTTCTTGTCTTCTTTCTTACCCATTAAATCTTTTAATTTAATCTTACCACTATCTACTTCACCATTTTCTGTTTCTTCTGTAAACTTAACAGGTGCAAGTACCGTGCCGTGTGTTTTAGGGTCAAGTACTACCATCATTTCTTGCCCTGGTGTTGTCTTCTTAAAGTCTTTTGAAATCTTTTTAAAGTTTGCTTTACTGATTTCTACAGGACCTTTACCTGTATATTTGTAATCTCTACCAGCAAGTACTGCTTCATCTAAACTTTCTGTCTTCAAGTGTGAACCAGCAGCCAACTGCATATCTAAAATCTTTCTCATATTACCTTTTAATTGTATACCACCTGCAACATCTGAAACTTTAAGTCCGTGTTGTTTCGCAAGTGAAATCATATTTGATTTTTCTTTGTCGTCTCTAAAACCTTTGATAGTTCCAGTACCTTCTTTTAATTCGTCATCTTCTTTTGTAAGTATTCTAGTATCAGGAAAGTTTTTCATTACCGTATTGTGTATAGGTTCAACATCTTTTGCACTATCAATTCTAACTTCTGAACCAGATTTAGAAATTTCTCCACCACCTGTTTTACCTTTAAACATATTCGCAATCTTACTTGCTTCACCAGAGTTCTTTGCCATATACTCAACATATTCTGTATATTCTAAAATAACTTGGTCCCAAGATTTATTTTCAAATGCTGTTAGTTTAACACCTTTAGGTACTTTGATACCTTTTTGTATCATACGAGATACTGCCATAGCACTAATAAAAGGAATGTCTGCTTTGAAGAGTTTAGGTAATTGAACATCTGCAATTCTATCAAAGATATTTCTTAATTGGTTTGCTCTCGCAAGTGAAATTCTTTTACCTGCAAGTCCAGCATATTCTTTTTTAAGTTTTGCAATTTGAGCGTCTGTAAACTCTAAAAGATTATCTTCTTTAATATCTTCTTCACCTAGAATTGTTTTGATAGTTGCTAGTGGCAACTTCATTTTCTTTGCAATGTCTTCGGCAGATTTACCCTGGTCAAAGAGAGTTGCGATAGTCTTCATTTTGCCTTCATCAATTTGAATATCATTTGCCCACACCTCTTCTAATGCGGCTCTCATTGATTGCGTATATCTTGTCATTTTATTCTCCTAAGATTCCTTTATTTCTATTATTAGTCTACCTTCACCTTTATGTACTCTATGAAATGTTTCCTTAGGTATGTTGAAAACATCTCCGACTTTCATAACGACTGGGAGTTGATTGTCCATTTGTAATTTCCAATTTACTCCTGCAATAATTCTTATCTCTCTATCTCTTTTATCTCTATGCCAAACTAAATTTTCTTCTTTGGCATCCTGACCGAAACTTCTTTGAAATGTATCTTGTTCAACAGCAGTTTCATCTGGTCGCATATCATAAAATTCCATCGTCACCTCCTACCAGTAAAAGTTTCCACCTCCCGATAGTCCTAATGACTTCGCATATCTCGGAAGATTACAAGCCCAATATGCGGCTTTTGTTCTATCTTTCTGTTGGTCACATCTGTGCCTAGCAGCAAAAGATTTTCTGGCTTCTTTGTCATTCAATTTGACTTTTAAACCAGTTGTGTCTCCCCAAGTTACCTTTTTAATCTTTTCACCGTCTCTTACAAAGACATAAAACTTTTTAGGTCCACCTTTTTTTGGTTTGTTTAAAGGTGGATTCTTTTCGTCTTCTTCTTGTATCGGACAATCTAAAGGTACTTTCATACCTTCGTATTCGGCAAATTCTCCGATATTAGTTTCTAACAATTTTACATCCCATTCACTATCGCATTGTAAAAGGCCTTCATTATATAAGTGTCTTGCTTCTCTAAACAAGGCATAAAACTCTTCGCTGTGTACTCTATAAATGTTTTCAGCAAGAGGTATGTTGTTCTCTATGTGATAATGTAAACTAGTAGTTATCTTGTTTGCGTAATCACTAAATCTTAACATACTCTTTAAAAGATTGTACTTTCAATCTTTCCTCCATTTTATTCACAGCTTCATCTAATTCTTTTTGATACTCTTCGCCGTATCGTTTCTTATATTTATCAATAGTCTCACTTGAAGAAGCCCATTTCTGTATATCTTCTGCATTAATTCTCTCTGGACTTTGTTCAGCACGCTCTTTTGCCGTTATAGGACGCTCTGGACTAGTCTCTCCAGGTGTCATATCTTTAGTATGATTAGCCCAATCTTTACCTATCTCATACGCTTCTTTACCATACATCTGGTGATACTTCTTCGTATGTACACTAGTTTTAGTCTTTGTGCCTTTGTCTCCTGGTGCAGCCTTATAATCTTTGTCTCCATCAGACTTCTTATATTTTTGTTTTGCAAAGTGAGCAGCTCTTTTCTCTTTCTCACCTTTCTTCATATCTTTGTAGTACTTCTTCGGTTGAGTACCTTTCTTATCTTTTACATCTTTATCTTGTGGTAATTTCTTACCATATTCTTCGTTGTTCATTTTGACTTCCGTTTCCGACACGGCTTCAAAACCATAATCAACATTTAAATTAATTTCGTGTAGTTTAGTCTCGTCTATGAAAGATTGTGGAACACAATTCCAAATCCAACATTTATGTAAGTTAGAATTATTATCTTCTAACACAATATAGTTCGTACTTCTACGAATTACTTTACCTGTAATTTCTTGTTCTTGGTCTTCAGCCATATCATTTATGTTAAATATTTGTTCACGGATATACAAGTCTCTCAATTGCCATTGAGTAAAGTTTTCTACACTTGTCATAGGTTTATATGTTCCTAAACCAGGACCATAACCAGCAGCCAAGTTCATACCTTTTCTAATTAGACCAAATAATTTTTCTTTGTCTCTAAATGTAGTTGGTAAACCTTTTTTGAAAGATACTAAATCACCTTTAGTGGCAGCGTCTCTCATTTTACTTGCTGACATTCCCATAGCGCCTTCAGCGTCTGGGTCTCTTTCGCCAGCAGATACGATATTGATTTTATCAAACTCGTAATTAGTTCCTCTTGCTTGTACACCGTTGTACTTTTTAAGTAGTGTTTCAAATTCTCTTACTCTATCTGAACCAACTACCATTGTTATTTCGTTTGCTTTGCCATTTAATTTATTAACAACTTCAATTGCTGTTCTAGCACCAGTAATTTGTTTTATCTTACTTGCGTGTCTAGGAAACATAGATTTCATAACTCTAATCTTGTCGTTAACTTTTAATGGATTTTTCTTTGGGTCTTGCGAACCACTTGGCACAATGAGATAATCATTAGCACCTACAGACGCCACTTTGTTAATTAACTTTTCGTGGCCTATCGTTGGTGGATTAAATCTACCAAATGTAAATGCTATATGTTTTTTAGGTGTGCCTACTGCTTCAGTTTTTAGACTATCTATTTCAGCGTCTGTTACCTCGCCGTCATCTAAAATCTTCTTGCACTTCTTATAGAAAGTAATGTAATGATATTTCTCTAACATCTTATAGATTACATTTTTAGGCAATCTATTTTTTATACCATACTTTCTGATTTCGTCTGGCGACATATCTTTGTCAAACGCACTTCGTCTATCTGCGTCAACTCCGTCACCAATTTTTATTATGTCCTCTATATCGTTTTCTATTTCTTCTAACTTACTTTCTATTCTACCTTGTAAGTTTTCTATATCATTAGGACCTAATTCTTGTAATTCGTCATAGTCAATAATATCTCTTTTTAATTCACCTTTGACTACATCTATTTCTTGTACTTTCTTATTGAAGTCATCAATATAATCACTTACATTAAAAGTAAAGTCATCTGGTCTTTTTACAAATACATTTCTAGTAATTGAAAATACTGCGTCTGCTTTCTTCTCTTGTGATTTATATGTTTCTTCGTCTGTTAAGAAATAATAGTTAATAGGATGTTTTGTGCCTGGTATTAATTTACCATTCACACTATTAGGATTCTTTGCACTTAAATATTTTTGTGAAAGATTAACTCTTTCATCTTCTCTTTTTTCTACTGGTACATCAAACAATACATTAATATCTAAATCTGCGTCATTTCTATATCTCTTTGTTAATATAGAACCAATTAAACCATACTTAATTACTGGATAATCTTTTGCAAATACTTTGATTTGGTCTTGTATTTGTTTTACTACACTTGGTTTTAATTTAGGATTGTTTGTATCTTCGTCATCAAATACACCTGGTGCATATGTTTTTCTAGGAATATCTATAATACTTTCCTGAATATTAACCATATTGATTAATTCCTGAGCAATTTTTACAGAAACTAAATGGTCAGATGGATAATGCCAACCTGCAACAACTCTACCATAACCACATTCATCAGCAAGTTCTATTAGATTATCTTTATGTTTAGGATATAATTTACCATAGTATTCTGCAAGTAGTCTACTTTGTAAACTATGACCAGATGGATACGCAGGAGTTTTCATAGTATCAGAAATTAATTCCATACTATCAAACTTCATATTCATTGCGTCTGCAAGTTCATATGGTCTTGGTCTTTGAAATTTGTTTTTATAAAATCTTACTACACCACTACCTGCTTTCTTCAACTCTTTAATATCTTTCATATCATATTCAAGGTTGTATTGCATTAGGTATTTTTCTATACCATAAAATGTTTCTTGGTCGTGGTTCTCTACACTTTTCTCAACTGCACTATTTCTTTCTTTAAATAGTTCAGTCATCATTTCCATTTCTCTTTTAGTTTCTGGACTATCGTTTGCTGTAGGTGGTGCTACATCTATTTTCTTCCAATCACCTACAATATTTTGTACAGGTTTAGGTTCTACTTTAGGGTGTGTTAAATCATTCAAGTCTTCTGCTACAGACTTGCACTTCTTCAATAATTCTTTTACATAGTCCATTCTATGTTTCTTTTGAAAATTATCTGGCATTTTTCTTTTTAGATAACTCGTTTTCTATCCATCTTTTTGCAACAAAATTCTGGACAGGTTTGTTAACTAAACCTCTAATTCGTGTGTATACTTTATTTAATGTATCTTCACTTGCGTTATTATTATCAACAACAATCATATTCTGACCACCAAATAAATTTTGAAATCTACCGATATTACTTTGTACGATAGACCAACTTTTCTTTGCGATTTCAGGTGGCACGCTTCTTGTTCTTATTTTGTTTCTTGCTAATGCAACTTCTAGTGAAGTATTTACGAACATCATATAAGTATCGTAACCTAACATTCTTAACATACTTCTTTGTTTATTAATAATGTTATAGTCTCTACCAGTAGCGTCAATGACTAGACCTAATCTATTTCTAATATATAAGTCCATCTGGTCACCAGTAACCTGTTTTGCTCTCGCTCTTAATGGGTCTCTAGCGTCTGCTTCTTTATCAGGCATTTTCAATGAGAGACCTGCCTTTGTTAAATATTTTTCAAATCTTATATCGGAGTTTACTAACTTCAAACCCATACCTCCAGTTGTTCTATTGGTAACATATGATTTACCAGAACCTGGACCACCTGCAAGGAAGAACGCTTTGAATATACCTGGGTCGTAAACGCCTTCTTGTATTAGTGCTTTAAAAGTCTTCATACTTTATATAGAGTATACTTTAAAGTTAACTCTTCTCCTTTTTTAATATCTGTTAGTGTTTGTACATAATATTTTCCATCAACTTCTATCTTTTGACAATTAGGTTTATCACTATGATTTAAGAAACCACCAAGTGGTGTTCTATATAATTCTCTTCCCATAGTTAAATGAGATATACCTAAATCTGTCATCTTATCAATCTTCTTTGTAGCGAATAAACCAAAACCTTCTATGGGCGATAATTTAATTGTAATATTATCTGGTAAAGGTCTATACTTATCGGTCATCTCCACTACCTTTAATTTTGTTTCTATTCTTTCTATCTTCTAATTTTTTTAAGTTTGCATTTGCAACATCTTCAAGTGTAATATCTAAATCTCTAGCGAGTGCTGATACATACCATAGTACATCACCTAGTTCTTTTTTCATATCTTCTTTAAATGTTTCACTTGCACCGTCTCTAATATTCTTCTTAACTTTTTCTGCGACTTCACCTGCTTCACCACATAATCCTAATGCAGGATAAGTTACCTTACTTGCAAGTGGATATATTGCTGTGTTGGCAGCGAGAGTTTGATATTCATTAAATTGCATTTTCTATCTCCTTAATAATGTCTTTCGCAATATCGCCAGGTTCTTTTCCTTCTGCTTTGACAGATATAAACCCAGGTCTTTTCCTAAAATGTTCAATGGCAGGTCCTGTCTCTTTTTTGTATAACTGGATTCTATCATTAATAATATCTGGCTTATCATCTTTTCTTCCTCTCTTTGTAAGTCTTCTAATCACTTCTTCTTTACTCACATCAAGGAATACAACAACATCATAAGCGATACCATTTTGTTCCATATCTCTTACTTGTTGCATATATCTAGGATAACCATCTAGTACATAACCTTTTGAAGCGTCTTTCTCTTGTAATGCTTTCTTAACTAATTTTAATACCATTTCATTAGGTGCAAACTTACCTTGGTCTAATAAGTTCTTAATCTTTTGTCCATCAGGACCACCTTTATCAATTTCTTTTCTTAATAAACCACCTGGGTAAATATGTTTGATACCGAAGTGTCTTATAATGTATTCACTATAAGTTGATTTACCACTTCCAGGACCACCCATTATGATAACTCTGGTTTGTTTTGCTTCATTTAAATAATTAAATAAGTATTGTTTAAATGTGTCCATATTATCCTTTCACCCAATCTTTTGCAATAGTAAAGTTTGCTCTACTAAATTCTAATCTGTCTACAAGTTTAACTACATTACCAATCTTATCTGTTGCAACATAACCTTCAGGTGATGTTACCTTATAACCATTATCAGTTCTTAAAAAATGTCCGATTGATTGTATCTGTGCTAGTTTTTGTAGTACAATGTTTTTGCAATTCTGTAAGGTTACATATGTTGCAATCGCAAAATAAAGTGCTTGTTTATTTCTAGCAATAAATTTCATATTCTCTTCTTTTGCTTGTTTAAATTTTGCTTTACCTTTTTCTGTTTTTCTTGCGTCTATTTC